CGATTTCCGCCTGCTTGCCCTTGACATCCGCCTGTTCCTCGGCGGTCATGGCGCGGCCTTCACTCAGGGCCTTTTCGATGACGGCCTTCTGAGCCTTGACCAGATCCGCGCGCTTCTGCTGAAGTTCCGCTTTTGTTAACATTGCCTTTATCAGCTCCTTATTCGTTTTCGTTGGCCCGCACCAGGGCCAGATATGAATCAAGCAGGTCTTTGTCGGCCTGCTTGATGCCCGGGGGATCTTGTGGGGTTGAGATGATTCCATTGGGCTTGAAGTCGCTCAAGATTCGCGCCGCCGCATCTTTCGGAATCCATAGCCCTTCGCCGTCCAGAACCTGGACCGCCCAATCAATCATCGGCTGTATGTCAATCCCCGCGGCCTTGGCGTCGGCCAGAGCCTCGGGGTTCGCCGGGACCGGGCAGCAGGACCATTCAAGTAATTCCTGCTCTTGGAAATCGATCCCCAGCATCCGATCCTGATTCTCGGCCCAGGACCACTTCAAGCCCATGAATCCCACCGATGCCGCGCGAAGGAAGTTGTTTTTGTACATCTGCCCTATCATGTGACCGAATCCATTCAATTCCCGCGGCGTGAATTGTGCTGTCGCCATAAGGCCATTCTCAACCCATACGGCAAGGGACTTCGCCACGGGCGGCATCGCGCCGTTGTGAACCCATAAGACAACGGGATTCTTCCTGTAATTCTCCAGCTTCCAGCCGGCCTGATTGATCGTGTCGCCATCCCGGTCGATTGTGGCCGTTGAGATCAAAAAGGTTCCCTTTAGGCCATCCTCCGATTCCTCCCAACCCTTGGCCTCTATGGTTAGGGCCTTTCGGATCGGCTGTTCGTCCAGTTTTTCGCCGGCCTTGGCGCGGCGCTTAAATTCCTCTAATGCGATAAGTTCAGCCATTCTATGCACCTCCTTTCGGCGGTTCGCTCGGCGGTCGCTGGGGTTGCACCTTGCCGGCGTCCACAAGGCGCACCATATTGCCGTTGATGAATAGCTCGTCCGCCTCGGGCTCAGGCCGCGGATTCTGCCCGCGGCGTTCGCGGTATTCATTCGTAGAGATGAATCCGTCCTGCCGCTCGAAGTGCGCGATCTCGGCTTGCGTCTTGGAATCGCCGCGCAGGAGCGCGTTAAGGTTGAATTCGGCATATAGGCCCTTCTGCCGTTCGGCCCGCGTAAGAAGGCGCTGGTTGATATACTGTTCCCACCGGACATACCAGGGCATCATGGTGTGCTTGACGAAACCCAAGTCTTGATGCTCGATATTTGAGAACGTCGCACGATCCAGGTTTTGCAGGAGATGCAATGGCACCCGATAGATCCGGGCAATCTCTTCGACCTGAAATTTGCGTGTCTCGATAAATTGAGCCTCGGCCAGTGGCATTTCCAGCCGGTGGAATTCGGTTCCCTTGGGGAGAATCATAACCTCGTGAGAATGCGATAGTCCCTTGAATTTATTCTCCAGTTCCTTCCTGATTTCATCACGGCGTTCCTTATTGCCTGTGCCGCCCTCCACAGCCAGAAACCCGCCAATGTTCGCCCCGTTCGCGTAGAACAAGGCCGCAAACTGTTCCGCCGCCAAGCCTAGACCAATGGCTTCCATGCACATCCGGATCGGCGAATAACCCTTGATCCCATCGAACCCCAGGCCGGGGATGTGAAATACTTTTTCTGGCGGCAAAACTTCTTCTTTGCCGCGGTCGATATATCGATACTCCAAGGCTCGGGTGATTGGGTTTCGCCGCGGCTCCATATGCGTCCACGGAGCCGGATATAGATCAACTATTTCCCCGCCTTTGTTACGAGTCGGGAGCGCGTAGCCATTGCCGCTCAATAGGGTGTGACTGTGAACTGTTTCCTTTAGCGTGATGGCCGGCATGTCATCGTTCGGCGCATAGTGCAGAATATCGTTCAACGGATGTAGCTTCGCCTCGTCCCGGCCGCCGGTAGGCCGCGCCTGCCAGATCTTCAGCGGCGGCCAGGCCAAGGTCTGGGAGATTACCATGATGCATCCCCAGACAACTGAGAACCGCATCGCCGTTGTCTCGTTGACGGATACCCCCGCATTTGCCGTGGTCGAACCTCGGAAGAACTGATTAAAGAACTCATCGATTGTCATCCCGGACGCGCTCTTGTTCCGGGCAATATCCACAAGGCCCACGTTCTATACCCCCCTTCGCGGCGGCCAAAAGAACCAAAGCAGGAAGGCGCCGCCGGCGAACCAAGCAAACCATTCGCAGCGAATTTTCAGGCCGTGAAAAGCCATAAAGAAACCGGCCATCATGCCGGCCGTCCGCAGTGTGTTATCCGTGATCCGGATTCGCCTCAGCCATGACGGCATTCGTAGCACCGGTCGGGGGAACCGCGCCCGGAGCTTTGCGAGTATAGGGCCTATTTGCAATTTCATGCGGATCCCCTCCTGACTGTGATAACGCCATCGGAAAAGAAGTCGGTGGCCTGGTATCTCATCACGCCATCCAGGCCCATGATCAACGTCACCGGCCCATCGATCTTGGCATACGGATTGCCCTTGACCGGCTTCATGCTCACGCTGGTTGCGCTCTCGTCACGCTTGACGGCCAGGCCGTTCATCATCCACCGCATGACGGGATTACCGCCATGGTTAATTTGGTGGAGCAATAGTCGGCGCTGGAATTCAACACATGGCGCAGTGAAACTACGGAACCCCATGCCGAACTCAACCGCGTTAAGCCCTTCGTCCTGTAGCTCGATCAGAACCGTCATACCCTGGAAGGCCCGGTCAACATTGATGCGCTCAATGTTGAATCGCTGCGCATCCTCCAGGACCTGACGTTTGACTAGACTGTAATCAACCGCCGGGCCATCGGTGGGGATGATCAAGCCGGCCTTGGCCCATGCCTGGTACTGTTCCCGGTAACGGTTTTCTGAGTCGTAAAGCCGCGCCGCAGGAACCCAGAACTTGAAAAGACAGTCTATGATCTCCCAGTCATCGTCCGGGAAGAG